ATCTTCCTCGTTTACATAACAGCGAACAGTAATATTTAAATATCTATCTTTATATCCGCCGCCTTGATACTCTCTGCTTTCTGAGCCTGCATTCAAATGTACTGCTGGAAAATCAACAATTTCATCCCAAAATTTAAGGCGAGGGCTAACATTTGAATATAGATTTGTTAAATAATCTCCAGTTCCATCAATTAATTTTAATTTTGTAACAAGTGCATCTACTATAGATTGTCGTCTTGTTGTGTAGATTCTATCCATAATCAGACTCTCTTAGTGTAAAATCTTTTGCCTATATATTCTGCGGCAAGTTCTCTAACTGACTTATCTATTAACTTTCTTGGATCCCGCTGCGGCGTTGCCCATGGCTCGGTACCCATCCCCATTTCAAATACTTGATAGGGTAGTTTATCATAAGTATAAGAGATACTCGGAAATCCTTTTGGAGTCTGATCTATACTCATTACTTTTACAGATTCTGAGAAAATTCCTGTTCTATTTTGAAGAGCCGGAAGTTGCATATTTTTTCTTACCGTAGCAGGAAGGCTTGCGTTAAGTATTCCTACTAGCTGTAACTGATCGAACCCTTGTTTGGCCATCGGCCTTGATTTGGTAGGCCCCGCTATTCTTAAAGGAGGAGGCTTTTTTGCTGGAGTAGTGGATCTACTTTTCTTTATTTTTTTGTTATCTTTTGTAGATACACTTCCTTTAGAGGATAACTGGGACTTTCGTATTCTATATTTTCTATCTATTTTTACTCGGACGCGTACGTTCTTATATCGGGTATTACTAACTTTTGCTAGGGGATTTATAGCTACAAATATCATTTTATCGATTAAAGGAGGAGAGCCTTCTAAGTATGCTAAGTCCTTTGCTTTAATTCCTATAGCCCAAGCTCTTACTGCTTGTAAAACTCTTTTTTCTCTTAAAGAATCTGCTCCTTTATTACTATAATAATCTTGAAATGTTACATAAGGAAAGTAGTTCTCAAGTACAGTACCATTTGGATTTATTACCTTTTTCCAAGTTAGAGTAATATTTTTTATGTCTGATTCAGCTGCCTTTGATAGTTCTATATTTGTTACAGATAAATAATTAAAAATATAGTTCTCTAAGCCTTTTCTATCCTCCTCCCCAAAATGTACGCCATCAGTAGCTTCTGCTATAATCTCTGCAACACTGGTATACGCTATAGATGCGCCTAGTCCTGCTCCGTGCCCCTTTTCTACTCTACTATAAATAAGTTTTTTTACTTCTTCGGATTTAGCCGTATCTACGAAAACTCCGTCTAAAACTATATCTAAGATTATATATTTCAAAGAATTAGCTTGTTGAAAATTTCTAGCTAAAAAAGCTGTTTTACTACCAACTTTCTCTTTAATAGTAGGATCTCTAATATATAATTGACCAAGAATTTCTGGGTCTTTTGAATTTAGTTCGTTTTCAATCTTTAGATGATTTTTTTCTAAAAGCTCTATAACTTTAGCTTTTTTCTCCTCAGATATAACTATATCCTGTATAAGCCACCCTCTTAAGCCTTTAACATATTTTATAGTATTTTGCTCCTTATCTAGAGCAGTATTTAACTCTCTACGTGTTAGCGAGAATTGATTAGTGTTTGTATTTCTTTTTGTTAATAGGGCGTTTATTGTATCTTTTATAAAATCATAGTTATCTAAAAGAATAAAATTATAGCGATCTACTCCTTGTAATAAAGTTCTGAGCTCAGCTGCCCTAGTTACATTAACTGATTTTAGGGCTTTTTCTGCTAGCTGTCTTAAACTTGCTTGAGACATTAGTAGTTCTTATACAAGTCTAAGACTCGCTTTATATGATCGGGAAAAGCAGCAGTATTCATTAGTGTACTGCCAGGGTCATTCTGCACCGAAGCAGACCCTAGAGTTTTTCTCTCTTTATACTCGTCCCGTAGGTAGTATGTAACAAGGTCAACAACTGCGAGTTTTAAATCTTCCGGAGTTTCTGCGTAGCCTGCACGATAAGTTATACGAACGGCTCCAGGCCCTTGAGGCCACTCACGATATGAGCTAGTTGTAGTTCGATAGATACAGTCTGTATCAAAGTTGATATAATACTCTTTATTTCCAAGAGATAATGCCGTATAGCTAGACCCATAAGAGGTTCGTATCTCTACAGCTGAAACAGATATAAGAGGACTCTCCGTAAGTTGAATTACGTGAGTTCCCCAGTTCATATCCAACGTTTCAACCTTATCGGCAGAATAAAAGTCTATCAAAGAATTCGCACAATAAGTTTTTACTAATTTACTAATAGAAGGCACAAGAATTTCAAGCTTAGCATCCTCTTTTGTAGATGCCAAACCTTTTAGTTCTTTATATAAATCTACAGTAATTAAATCAGCCATATTAGTTAATTAGTAAAAACTTGGGGGACCGGGGTCCCCCAGTTTATAGAGAAAGATTAAGCAGCGTTAAGGATTAGTTTAACAGCGGCAGCCTTGCCAGCGGCAGAGGCAAACAACTCAGAGAAGCCAAGGTGCTGTGAAGCAACAATTATGCGACGCTGATTAGCAATCTCATAATCCTGCTCTACCGTTACACCACGAAGACGTGGAATAACGAAGTTTGCAGTATTTACACAAAGTGCGCTGAGAGGACCAGTCGTTGTGCTATCTTCAACTTCTGCAGGGAAGTTGTCCGAGATAACTACAGGCGAACCATAAACACCACCAACTACGCCGGTGATTTTTAGAGCCAAATCTGAACCAACTTCCTGAATGTTTGTAAACTCAGGATCTTCAAGCAATTCAAAGTATCGCGCTTGGCTAACAATGAATACTACGTCTTGTGGATTCAGACCATATACGCCCATATACTTACGAGCTTTTACAAGATCAAGAGCGGTAAGGGTAGCAACTGTAAGAGTCCCTACTCCGTCCCCTACTGAGTTACCAGTAACCGCAGAAGCAATCAGACCAGCTGAGTTAAGACCATTACCTTGTATAATCATCTTATCAACTGAACGAGCGTGTGAACGAGCTACACCTTGAATAAGCATAGGCATTAAATTGACAAGTACGCGCTCATCAATATAATTATCCATAAAGGTTGTCGAAATTAAACGATCAACCGTGATAATTTTTTGCTTTGCCTGATACGTGTTGCTTGAATACGAATCGTTTGAAGTACGGTTAGTAATATCTGTACCTGTACCGTCATTCGTTGCGGACTGTCCACCAGTTGACCACTTAGCAAAGCCAGTGTCATTCTGAAGAGGAAGAACTGTAGCATGCGAATTTACTGGCAACTCACGGAAAAGAGCAGCAACTTTTAGCTCAAGTTGAATTTCTTTTTCAATTTGTGTGCTAACAGTTTGATCAATATCACCTGCGCTTGTAGTATAGTCAAGTCCTAACTTTTGAAGAACTGACTGACCGAACTGGGTTCCCCAGCCTTTTGCGGTCATTACTCCGAGCATGTGAGCATGCATCAGATCCTTTGAATGCTTCGCTAAATCACCTCCTTCGGTGCGATCGGCAAACACGCGCTTTGAATCGCGCATTTTAACGATTTCTTCTGCCTTCTCATTGAGCTGCGAAGAAAATTGGTTCATAACTTCTTCGATTTTGGCATCTTTTGCAGCCAACTTCGCTTCGAAGTCTTTCATAAGAGCTTCTGTTCCAGACTGAACGCCTGATACAACAGCTTGCTTAACTTGCTCGTCTTGAGCGCTTTTTGCTGTGGCAACAGCGGCAGCCTCATCAGCGGCACGCTTGTCAATAGCTTTTTGCTCGGCCTGCTTCATTGCAATTTTAGCAGCAGTTTCCTCTGCTACCTTCTTAGCAAATGCATCCAAGTCGATTTCTGAAGTTTTTACTTCCGACATTTTGATCTCCTTTTGAGCGGATAAATCCGCAATATCCGGTGTTTCACTAGCTACCATCGAAGGATTACCTTCTTCTTTAGCCAGAGACTGACCGGCTAGATCTACACGATTGGTGAAAGTTTTCTTGAACTCTTCGTACTCTGCAATAGAGTCAAAAGATTTCGCCAGAGAAAAAGTAGCTGCTTGATTGCAAGGTACGGAAACAACCGACACTTCAAACAATTCAGCATCCTTAATCAATAATCCATCGGTTTCCTTTATATAGTCTGCATCCTTGACTCGGAAACCAACAGAAAAAGCTCCAAGGATACCTTCTTTAACCAGCTCGCATACATTTGCAGGAGCTGATTTACTTATTTTTGCTTCAAGTTCAAGTCCATTTGCTGTAACTTTTAAACCTGTTGCACGCCCGATTGGGCGATCATAATCATGATTGAATAGAATAATAGGATTCTTTTCAAAGTTTGATAAACCACCTTTAGTCCAAGCTTCCGCAGATATTGAATCACCCGCGCGATCAAAGTCTACTGTGCTTGCCATTCCACGAATCATGACACCGCCATCTTCAGCAGAAAGGGCTTTAAAGGTAGAAGTAAGATTAAAAATTTTATCCATCTTCATCTTCATGTTCCATAGTTTCTACCGTTGTGGTAGGCTCTGGGGCCTTCTTAAACCCCGCTTTGACTTTTAGCATATCTAAAGGGCTAATCGGTTTAACCTCCTCTATATGGGTAAAAGCGTCTGGGTACCATCTAAGAAGCGAATTCTTTGTACGAACCCAATTTAAAAATTCATTTTTTATAGCTCTTCGTGAAAGCGGGCTTTCTACGGCACCTATATATTGATCGTATGTTACACTTACTTTAAGCTTATTATGCTTACATTGCCAATATAATTTTTCTAGTAATGCTTTTCTTACTCGTGATGATGCCATTTTAACTCCTAGGACTCATATCTGCATCTCCTTCCTCATCATCGGAGGGTCTTCCCCCTTCAGAAGGATTTACAGCACTTCCTGCAATATTAGCAGGTACTCTTAAATCATCATGCCCCGGTATAGCTTCGTAGTTTAAACTAACACGAGCTTCATTTGGAGTAATAATTCCTGTATTTACAAGGGCTGAAAAATAAGCCGCTTGATCTCGTAATTCTGGTTGTAAGGCGGAAATATCAGATAACTCTTCTATTAGTTTAAATCCAAAGAATCGCTCATACGCAGTATTTACTTTCTTTATAATAGGAAGTATAGTTTCAAGATAATACATTCGCATATTTGGGCGAATGTTTGCATTATTACCTGAGTCTAACATTAAAGGTGGAACTCCAAGAGTTTTTAAAACTACTTTTTCGTTCTCAATAATTGCTGATTGAAAGTCAAGCTCTTTGAAGTTCACATTTGATATAGAGGCTATTTCAATGCCTCCATCAAGAACCATAGGCCTACGACCTCCAGTATCTGGGCGATAACGACCAACCCAAGATTGAATCATTCGCTCTTTAATTTTCTCAGATAAAGTATCGGGGCTGCGTAGTACTAGTCCAGGAACTGCACCATTTGAAAAGAAATTATCCTGAAACTTTCTCATGGTAAGTAGCAGGTTCATTGTGCGAGTAGCTGGCTTAAGGCGGGAGACTCCACGATATATGGAGTAAAAAGAGTTTTCTTTTATATGGATAATTTCATTTGGCTTAAAATTAATTCCACCATCAAACATATAACCTTTAATGTATGTTTTTGGATCCGTCTCAATCGTCATTTTTGACGCTGGAAGATGATACAAGTGAACACCGTCATAGTAAATAAAAATATTGCCGTCTAGTAAATAGTCAGTGTATATATTTCTTCTAAACGTACTAATATCTTGAAAAGGATTAGGCTCAGTATTTAAAAGAATTGAAACTCGTGACTTCTTAATTCCCTTTACAATGTTATTAATACCTAATATCTGATGCCCAATAATTACATCAATTTCTGCACAATCATCTACAATGAGATTAACACCACGATTAACAACTTCAAGCTGCTCATACGCACGCTCGTAGCTAATAGTGCTTTCTCTGGAAGACTCTGTAGTAGTGCCGATATATGGTTGAGCTGGATTTAGCTTCTCTAAATCTTCTCTATCGGCTCTTTTAAACAGATTATTATACCAAGCCATTCTTTTCTCTTTGAATCTGCACCCAGCGTACTTGTTTTGACGCGGATGTTAAAGGAGGGTTTCGCCCATAGATCGAGTGTAGTTTGAGATGATGTTTATGACATAGAGTAACAGTATAATCATATAATTCTTCTATATGCTCGTTTATAAACTCATCTCGAAAATCGCGTATATCTTCTATATTGTAATTCATTTCCTCAACCCACTTATAAAGTAGCGGGCTAAGACTGTGGTAATGATGAAAGTCTAACTCTACAGTATCACCACAAATAAAGCATTCAGTGCCTTTTTCATATCGAGCCTTTGCTCGGTCACGAATATACTTTATTGGGTCTCTTTTTAGTTCTTTCATGGTATATTACACTTTCAATAACGAAATTATATATGCCCTAAGCTTAAATGTCAAATACTATTTTTAAGCAGGTATGCTAGAAACTTGTTGAAGATGTTTTAAAAGAGTATAGGGCATAACGAATTGCGTCGGCCATGTGGCATGCTTTATTATGCTTAGGCTTTTCTCTAAGTAGGTTTGGATTTGCATCCCATTGATACTGGTCTAGCGATGCAAGAGATTCTTTACATGTTTGATCTACAACTAATTTATTATTATCAATAATTGCTGCGACATGACTAATTCCATCTAATACTGACTTCTTTGCATTCGTAGTAGGAATATCATATTGTTGTGCAAAATCAAAGCGGGTTTGCTGCGCCGCGGCATCAATAAATATATAGTCTACGTTCCACTTATCAATTAACTTCTTTATTATCTCTGCGTGCTGCTCGGTAGTTTTCTCTGCGTCTAGATACTCATCTAGTAGATAATATTTTTCTTCATCCCAATCGTACGCAATTATACAGAACGCTGTAGGATCTCTATAGCCTACGTCAAGCCCAGCGAACACATCCATTTTTGAAGTATCAAGATCTGTTATATTTGCAATGCATTTCTCATGGTCAAACTTCCAGATCTGGCCTTCATAAGTATTAAAGTCAGCTTCGTACTCTTGACGAAACTCAGCATCTGACATTCCTTTTCGAGCTTCTTCAATATCATTAATAGACATTCGAGGATTATCTTTATACGTTGCACGTATAGATACCCATTCTGGAAAATCTGAAGTAAATCCTCTATTGAAAAATTCTGCAAACCAGTTTGTCTTTCCACGAGGTGTAGAGATAAATAGTGCTTTGGAATTATCTTTATCAAGAGTAGGACGAAGTGCTACGTTAAAAGCATCTCTGCCGTCCGCGAGTGCTGCTTCGTCAAAAATAATAAGATCATAAGATCTACCAACGCAAGAGTCTACTTGATTTACAGATCCCATTCGAATTGAAGATCCATTTGAAAGCTCAATAACTTTATCTTTTGCGTTATCTTTTGTAACTTCCAAATCAAAATGCTTTATTAAGTTTCTTTGAAGATCAAAGGAAATTTGAGAAAGAGCGTAGTTTGGAGACATTATTAAAATATGTGAATTTGGAACTAGAGATACTAGCTGCCCAATAATATTTGCAATATAAGTTTTACCTTGACGAC